TCAAAGCTTCCGCTGTGCCCGGTGTTGCTTCGATCTTTGCCGCCAATACTCGCTTGCGTTTCAGTAGCGTCATTTACCTAGCTCCCTTGATGCTCTTAGTCTGATCTGTCCACTGGCCGCAAGAATGATTTCTCTAAGCCGCCGATTGATTTCAATTGGAAGTCGTTCCCTTGCTGTGTCCGATGCAATCGTCCCGATGTTGCCTTCTCGGAAGTAGTCACCGGGTCGCTTGCTAAGAACCCGAACAAGCTTCCTGGCCCCTTCGCTAGCTGGCCGGTAAACATCGCCACGCCATCGCGACTGAATGAACCCATCGGAGATGACAGTCCATCCGCCACCCATGTGCGTCTTGTACTGAACTCCGAGACTCTGCCTCTTGCCCCGTCGCTTTTTGCTGTAGGACTTGGCTTCATGCATCCGCACCGGGAAATGATGACCTTCCCAAAGCCCGATGGTTACGCCTGCGTTACCTGGCTCTGCTTTGTTTTTTTGCTTGATGGTCTTTTTGAGCGTTGCCGCCTTGTTGATCGGTTTGGCTACGCCCTTGTTCTCACTCGAAAGCTTGAGGTTGACCAACGGATTAAGTGCCTTTGCTGCTTGGACTCGGACAGTCTTTGCAGTCCGATTAACCGCTGTAGCCAAGTGCCTTGGCAAGTGATCGCCGAACGCTCCAAGGTTGATTTTCATTTGCCGGATTGAGGCTTCGTCAACTGTGATTTTTAGCATCAGTTCCGAAGCTCCGTAGGGTCGTCTTCCGAAACCCTGAAAGTGATTTGCAAAGGGACAGTAAGTCCATCGATCCCGCCATCCGCCGCAATGAATTGTACCGAACCGAACACCGCATCGATAGCGTTACCTCCGAAAGTATGCCAAGTCGATGAACCGCTTGCAATCGCTTTAACAACATCGGCATGGAAAGCGTTTAGCATTTCGTCTATAGCCTCTTGCCCTCGCTCGTCTTGCATAACGTGACAGTGAATATTGAAGGTTTGCCGATAGGCATTGGCGGGCGGACTGCCTGGCCTATCAAGCTCACCGACTCGATCCAATGGCCCTTGCGTCAAGACGATTTGGTTATGCCTTGGCGTAAAGTCTGCAAACCGCTTTGGACGCTGTACCTCGCTGATAACCGTCGAGTACGAACCGCTGCCAACCATCGCATCGAGACGCGACTTGAGAGCGAGAGCGATCGTTTCAACAACGGCTACCGGCATTCGAGAATCAGCATCCCTTCATCGTGGCTAGTGAGTCTTAGGATCGAGTGCCGCTTAACAGGTTGACCAACTCGATCCGAAAATTCTAGTTCGTCGCCGCCTAGATTCAATTCGTCGCTTGCAATGCCTTCAGTCTCATCATTGGCAACGTGTATCTCAAATACGGGATATACAACGTCACCATCTTCAGGAAGGATGCCAAGTGCCTCCCGCACAACCACCGCATCGATCTTTCGAGACCGACCGTTCCGCTTGTAGTAAACGATCGGCTCTGCAAAGTCATCGGGATTCGCAAAGACATTCTTGGCATCCTCTTTGATGAGATCGTGGAGGCTCATGCTTATCGCTTGCACTCGACCGAGACATAATCAACCGTCACGCTGTTGACGTTGGTCGATGCAGTCTTGCTGATCTGAACAAACGGTTGAAGCGATCCAGTTGCAGCCGCCATCGAGAAGGTCGTGGTCGAAGCGACTCGCTGGCCGTCGATGTAGAACTTAACATCGCTCTTGCCGCCTGTGAAGTCGATCACGAATTCCTTGTAAGTGGCAACGAGCGAAACGCCTGATGCCTTGTCGTCGCTGTCGGTCGTTCCGTCATCGCTTTCACAAACAACAGCATTCGAGCCCGCAAGCTTGAATTGTGCGTTGTTGGCCGTAGCGTCGGTATCGTCGTTTCGAGCCGACTGCAAGCCGAAAGCCAAGGTCGTAGCAGCATTGAGAGATGCAACCGTCTTGACGAGGAACACAGCTCGCTGGATGTTGTCGATGTCAAAACAAAGCTTGTCACCGAAGTCCAAGCAAACATTCTGGATTTCGTTGGCATTGTCGAACGTCAAAGCGATTTCCCCGGTAGCTGATGGGCTCACCGAAGCATAGGTTGGAGTTCCACTGGACGAGGTGTCAGTGATCTTCCAATTGCCCTCACCAACAGTCGTGGTGTAGGTCTTGCCGCCGAAGAAGTCATCTTCAAAAATGGCGTGGTTAACAAATCCTGTCATGTTTTATTTTCCTTTGTGTTGTGTTGTCGCTATCAAAGAAAGCCCTGGCCATTGCCGACCAGGGCTGTGAGTCAATCAACCGGACTAGGTACGGTTGCCGAAGATACCTCGATGATCGATCACTGCTGCGGCCATCGATTGACGGACGTAGTAGTGGTAGGTGTCGTTGTCCTTGTTCCATTCGGACTCAAGCACAGGGGCTTCTTCGCCGTTTAGGAATGTGATTTCGACGGTATCCACTTGAGCATTGTCGGCGATCGCGTACCAGTTGGTAGCACTGTTTGCATCGAGCAAAGCGGTTGCAACAACTTGAAGCGGACGAACGCCGTTAACACCGTAGATGTTGACCACGCCCTCATTGCCGTTGCTTTGAGCATAGGACGAGCTGTTAACCAGTTCCAATGCCGTCGCTGCGTATGCTTGCGGCACAAGCAACGTGCGAGGCGAAAGGTTCAGGTAAACATCGCTGTTGAGACCTTTTTGGAGGCTCATCAGTTTGAAAGCTTCGTTCAAGGTCGTCACGCTTGGAGCCGCAACCGAAGATGCCGTGATGTTGGTTCCGCTTGCGTGTGAAGCAGAGAACAGAGCCACTCCATCGGCCATCGTTGGGTTGGCAAGCAAAGCATCGTAAACGACCTTCTCTTGCGTCCTTCGTGCTGCGTTGCCGTGCATCGCTGGAATGCGAGAGATCGCATCGAGATCATCGTTAACAACCGTTTCCCAAGAGACTGAGAACTTCTTGCCGAACTTCTCGACCTTGTACGATCGCTTGGAATCGACAACTTGACCCTCAGGATATGGAGCCCCTTCGGGAACCATTTCGAGGTTTGGGGATTCGCCGAGCTGAATGCGGTTGATGTTTTTGAAGTCATCGACCGATTGAGCCTGACGAGCCCACAGAGACCAAGTGTATGGGGCTTCTTCGTAAGCTGCCCTCAAGGTCTTGCTAGCTGCGTCGAGCAGAATGTTTTGGAAGCTTCCGGTCGTGTGGTAGGCTTCCATCGATCGGCGGATATTGAGCCGATTGAAGGCCTTGTCCTGACCCATTGCCATCCGAGCAACGTCGGCTCGGCTGTACTTCTCTGGGTTGATTCCCATGCGACGAACGCACAATTCCGCAAGCCGATAGATTCCGAGATTGCGGAAATCTTCCGACCCTGCCGCTTGTGGTGCTTGTCGCTTAACAGTGCCTTGGAAGCAACGCTGGATCAGACCAGCCTTGGCTGCTGCTTCAAATTTGTCATGCTCCGACTCGGTAACGCGAACATCGCTTCCGACAGTCTGTCCGATTGGGGAATTGCTCATCTTTCGGATGATCCTTTCTTGAGCGTCTTGCACAGAACATCCTGACTCGACCAGTTCATCCACAAAGGCACGCTCGACCTTTGCTAGAGTCCCCGCCGAGATAATTGCCTTGCGTCGTTCGTCAACTGCTTTGAGTTGTCTTGCGACTTCTTCTTGTACTTTTTCGTCCATTCGCATCGCCTCATCTTCGGGCTTGTCATGCTCGGCTCGCACCGTTTCTTCGGATGGCTTATCGCCCTCCATCAATTCAACTTCAAGCGATGGCTTTTCCATGTGGTCTGCCATCCACTTGATAATCTCGCTCGCATCGGTCATCCCTTCTGGGAGACCAAGGGCTGTGAGTTGAGCCATTAGCTCTTCGTTCATGCCTGCCTGCCTTTCTTCTTGGTCATAAGACCTTCGCACCGTGGAGTTTGGATCTGCACCCGTTGCACAGATCGAAGCGTTGTGAGGTTCCCATGCGGTTACAATTTCCGCTGGCCCCTCGATCACCTTGCCTTGTCGGGTGGTGTATTGTTGACCCTCTGCGACGTAGACCCTCGCAAGGATCTGAGCGTCGATTGAGAAGTCGTTTAGGTGGCCCTCGTTGTATCGAGTAGCCACAATCTGAGATTCTTCGTCGGATGCAAATGAAGCATCACCAACGAGAGAACCGTCTTGAATTGAAATGTTTCGGATCGAGCCAAACACATTGCGTACCGTCTTGTCATTGTGCGAATCGACGATCGGTAGTTGGTTCTTGCCATTGCGGAATTGCACGCCATCCATTAGCAAGACTTGACGGATCATTTGCCGACGCTCTGAATCGTAGATCTCGATTGGAGTCTCTGTTGCGATAACTGCCTTACCGTCTTTTGGCGCCTGAAATGCTCGTTGGATCTTTGGAACCGCTGCGATCCTTTCAACTGTCTCTCTTGCTTCCATTTGCTGCTTTACCTTTGCTGACCAAGAACGACCCGCATCACCGCCCCAAAGAGCCCATGCGATCCGACCCGCTGACGGGAAACCTTTTTGATCCGGCTTCCATCCTGCGCCCTTCTTGTCAACTTCGTGACGAGCGAAGTAGCTTACCATGCGTCCGATGGTATCGGGACTAATCTCTTTGCCGTTCGACAAATCGCGAGCCCTAGCAACGCCAACAGCAGTGCCGCCGCGATTGTGCTCACGTCGCCATTCGAGGCCCTGCTTGGCTTCCTCACGCACGCCCTCGGGAGGTTTAAAGTCAATGCCGTCATACTTTGTACGCTCGACCTGTTCCGATGCGTACAATGCCGCGATCTGGTCGTTTGCGTCCGATTCGCTGACATGGCATCCCATAAGCTGACGTTCGTCACTCTTAAACACTCCCCAAGGTTTAGCGATCGGACCAGCCGCTGTCGGCTTTGCGTCATAAGGCATT